TTGTTACCCCAATAAGCCAAAATTTGGCTTGTAAAATTGAAACTTACCTATATCGGTTTGTCCGTATGTTTCCGGGCTTCCTTGATACTCAAAGCGCCTTGGAGCCATTACAAACCTGCTAACGGGTAAATCAGGCCGGGGTGCGGCTTGTTGATCGTTCCCTAATAATCCACCAGCTAAACCAGCTAAAGCGCCACCGCCCAATACCCCGCCAACAATTTTCTTGATGTTTACATTCGGGTTTTGCGTTGTGCCTTCTGTGCCGCCATTAATAAATGAATTAGGATTGCCTAAGTTTACATTATTCATTGCAGTAATGCCAGACTCACCTAAAACGCCACCCGGCACACGAACTGTTAAACCTTGGCCCAATCCACCGCCGACGTTTGGTGATGTTGGTATCTGCAAACCTTGCATCCCTGCTTTATCAAATCCGATTGACGGGAATTCCATATCATCAAACAACCCGCCAATGTTTGGGCCTTGGTTTAATAATCCGATAGTGTTGGGCAGGTTAAATGAGGGGCCAAAGTCGAAATTTGCCGGAGCCGATATTCCGCTTCCCAAATTCAAACTTGATCCGCCTTGTCCGAGAATATCCGCTGCGTTCGATGGTGCCCCAATGCCGCGAAATGTTCCTCCACTCGACCCAATGCTTGCGCCACCGCTAAAGTTCTGAGCAAAAGCGTTTCCCGCCCCAGCCCCAGCCCCAAGCAAACCACCCGTCAAAATACCTTGACCTAAACTGTTCCCAGACAGTAACGCCCCAGCCCCACCAGTTAATGCGCCTTGCGCTGCTTGCCCGGCTATAGTTCCCAGTGCGCCGCCATTTACCGCATTTGACACCGCCGCATTAACTCCGTCAAACGCACCTCCGCCGATACTCCCAATTAAGCCGCCTTTGAGTGACCCTGAAAAATCTCCCTGAAGCAAGCCGGGCAATGCACCAGCCGCCGCACCAGCTACACCCGTCGATAGGCCAACACCAGCAGGGCCAAGCGCCGCCGCCAATGCTATTGTTCCCAATGGCCCGAGTTTGGCAATATCTGCGCCGATCCCTTTAAAGAAACCTGATGATTGCGATTCAATACGAGCCGCGCCATTTAAACCGTTGAATACCTGTGTATTTGCTTCGTACAAAGGTTTTAGCGCCGTGCCCCTCAACTCATTCAAGCGATCCGCAGGAACCCCCGCAGTGGTCGCGAACTCATCTAACAAGCCTTTACCAAAATCGGTGAAGCCAATTACACCTTTTGTTTGTGCTCCCGATGCAAATTTGTCGGCAAAGTATTCGGTGCCTTTCTTCAAAATCTGATCATCATTTAGCCCGAGCGCCTTGCCAGATTGGGTAGCCAAATCACGGTAGAAACTTGATCCAAAGTTAGGGTCAAATTGAAACTTGCCGCCGTACCCAACCGGGTTGGCTGGGATAATCATGGATTGATTTTTACCTGCGTACTGCCCTAGATCCTTCTTAAACTTGACCGCATCAGCGTATGACGTGCCATAGAATGGGCGCAAATCCACGCCTTGAGCAAGTGCTTGCTTTAATAGTATGGACTTGTCTCTGGCTTGGGGGATTGCCTGCTGCGCCCTTAGAAATGCGTTGCTGTCGCCTTCGTCTTGTGATGCCCGGCCTATTTGGTCTGCGTAACTTTGTGCCGCTTCGATCGTTTTATCGTATTCGAATGCCGCTTGAAGCTGCTCTTGAATCGTCGTCATACGGCCACCGTTGACAGCACACCTGCATTGCTAACAATGACACTGTATCGCGTGCCGTTTGGGGACGTTAAAATCAAGCGGCTTACTCCTAGTTCAATATCTTTATAGAATCCTGATACTTGTTGTTTACGTAAATCATTTTCTGAAATGTTAATCACATGAACAATTGCTTCTGCATCATCAAGTGAAGTTGCAGAGTAAGGAACAATTAGATCATCTGCTGGAATAAATTTGGATACGGCTCTACCTAATAGATCGTCATAATAAACTTTCTTAAAGGTAGAACCGCTTAGGGGTAAATAAAATAACATCTGGTCAAACTCGGGTTCGTATTCCTTCATCTGATCCATGATTTGATAATTCATGAAATCTTTTACACGATTAGCTTGATCTTGTTTTTCTGGAGTAATACTTCCTAAAATTTGTGCGCGAACAGGTCCATCGGCTGGTAATAATTCTTTATAAGCTTGTGCCTGAAATTGTGTAACTGCTTCTGCAAGAACAGGGTGTGTAACTGCCGCTGCTCCTCTAAAAGGTTCTGTTCTTGGTTCGTATTTAAATCCAAGTAAGTTTAATCCGTTTTGGTAAGTTTCTTCCCAATCGCCTCTTGATTCTTTGTAACCGGTATATTTGTCATATAACTCGTTTGCAAGAGGATCTAATTCACCATCATCAATAATTTCTGCTAAATTATCAAAATGATTTAAAGATTCTAATTCTTCTTGAGCATTAGGGTCAAAAGAAATTTCTGCTCCACCATCTGCAGTTTCAACTACTTCTACTTCATCTGTAGATTGAGATTCTATTTCGCTATCAGGTTCTTTAGTGAAAACTTCTTGTTCTAAAAATTCTTGATCCGAAGGCGGATTATTATTAGGTAATGCGTCGTCTATTTTTGCCATTCTCTTTCCTGTTAAAAATTATACTCACCTTTTGGAGGCGATACTATATCTAAGATACCATTACTTGTAAAGGTATTGGGCTCTTCAATATCTTGATCTAATTGCATGATTCCTTCTGGTCTTTTTTTAGGTGTAAAAGTATCTACTACTCTTTGTCTAAAATCAGTAATACCTTGTTCAATACCTTCTCTTCTTTTTTTTGCTGCATCTAACATCTGTTGTGAATCACCATAATCAGTAATACTTCTTATAGCTAATGGAACATTTACAGCTCTTGATATTACAGGATCTTTTAAAAGATAAGAACCAGCACTTGCTAAAGAATCATAAAGTGGAACTCCGGCTGTATAATTTAAAAACAAATCTGCAGGAGCTAATGCCAAAGAACTTCCAGGTATATATTTAGCTGCTTGTTGTATAGCTGGTTTAGCAGCACTATATTTATCAAAAATCATTTTACCTGTTCCTTGTTCTGAAAATACTTTTTCTTGAGCTTCCTTGGCTTGCTTGGGTGTAAGAGTTTGAGTTTTTAAAAATTCTTTACTTCTTGCTTCTGCTTCTTCTCTTGAAATTAAATTTTGATCAACTGATTCTTTAATTATTTGATTTGCTAAATTTGCTTTAATTGTTGCATCTTCTACACTTCCTGTAAAATTATTTTTTCTACTAGGAAACTGAATTTGACTCATGGGTTTATTAACTAAACCAATACCTAAAGTTTTTGTAATATTCTGATCACCTCTAATTACATCTAATGTATCTACGTTAATAAGAATAGGTTTAATTCTTCCTCCTACTCCATCCTTAACTAATTCTGTAATATCAATATTATTTTTATCAATTTTTTGTTTTAAACTTTCTGGAATATTATCAACTCCATAATTAGAAGCTTCCGTATATAAACTTCTTTGAACCGAATATAATGGTTTTAATTGTCTCTCTAATGTTTTAACACCTGTCTCAAATTTTTTTACTCCTTCTCTATTAGATTTATAATAATCAGGACCTAAATCAGAGGGAGTTAATTGTTCTCTAAATCTAGCTAATTGGTCGATGTCTGAACGATGCGCCATATCTATAGGATAAGAAGAAGTAAATCCACCTATACGTTTTAATCCCAATGCTTTTTGAAAATTTCTTTTCCATTCTGATAAATGTAGTTCATAAGGTTTTGAACCAAGTTTATCTAATTTTCTGATTCTTCTTTCAGTTACTTTTTTTCGTTGAACATCTTTTGGTTCAGTTGAAAATGTTGATTTTCTTTCTTCTGTAGGAGTGCCAATAGGTAAAACTTTTAATACTAAAGGAGGAGAAAAAAGATATTATGTTAAATATAGTAAACAAGGATTGATTCGAATGGGCCTGCCATTACTTCATTCTGAATAGAGAATTCAGTCCTTCGCCTGGCTCAAATTCTCTTTTATACTGCAAATTGAATTGAGGGCCGCGGTCTTGACTATAATTTATATTTCCTGAAAATTGATTACCTTCATTCATTGTACCAAACCCTGCACCTATAGTTGGACCCATTCCTCTTTCTGCATAAATTCCACCTCCACTTTGTCCACCAAACATATCAAAGTTTCTAGTGTAACTAGCAAACGGATTTAAATTTTGTGATAACCCTACATTTAAATTTTGTTCAGGTGTATTAATAATACCTACTTCTATTGGTGGATATCCTGCTGATCCTCCACCTGCTAAACTAACAATACCACCCATTGCTAATCTTGTTCCTTTATCTTCTAAATAATTTTCTAATTGTTCCATCTCTGCGGGAGTTAATTGAAATAAAGGTTTTCCAAAAAGTTCCATTGCTGCATTATTTTTTTCAGCTTTTGGACTTGGTGCAGATGCCATTATAATTTCTTCTTGATTCATAGCTTCATCAATTGGATATCTTTCTCTTAAATTTTTTTCATCTTGAAATCTTTGATATTGATTAAAAAGGTCTTGCATAGAATTTCTTTCTCTGTTTAATAAAAATTCTTTAAAATCATTTTCCATTTAATAATATTCCTTGTTCGTGGGTGGTATAATAAAATCTTTTTCATCTTCAGGGTGCGTGATAAAACCACCTTGTCTAAAACGCATAACCGCTTGTGTCATAGAATCCACAAGATCATCGTGATCCCCATAAGGAAATGAAGCACATTCTTCTATAACTTCTTCTGCCCACTTTTCATCTGGCGCCCAAATAATACCACTTTCAAATAGTGGTGATACAGCGTTTACTCTAGCATGTTTGTCGTTTCCTCTACTAGGTGTGAAATTTATAACAGGTATCCCCATTTTTCGCAACTCATAAGTAAGGGGTAATCCAGAAGCTTTTGACTCTACGATAACTGTCTCGGGGTTCCAATACCTATATTGTTCCATAGCTTTTTTCTTTAGTTCCGGGAACTCTAATCTTTCTTTGATAGCATCTAAAAGTATTAAATTAGCAGGACTATCTTGGTCTGGATAGAATACACCCCAAGTAGTTATTGCAGAATAATCCGCACTTTCCTTTTTTAAAAATGCCGTATCATAACTTTGAATAACATGTTCAAGTGGAGGCATATAAGATTTATCCCACTTCTTCCACCATTCCCTTTTGATTAAGGATCCCTCTTCTGAAGTTGGATTTTGCATCCATTGTGCATT